GTGGAGGTAATAACACTAACGTTGCCGGAAATCCGGGTGGCGCAGGAAATGCTAGCTCTTGGAATACAAATACCGCTATCGCAAATGGTGGAGGAGGTGGTACATATAATGGTGGTCCATCTGGAGGAACAGGAACTGCTGGGACTGCCCCAGGTTCACAACAAGATCTTACAAACCCTAATTCAACGCCCTCATCATCAGCTTTTATTTATGAACAAGTTCCACCTTTAATTACTTTTGCAACTGGTTTTGTACCGAATACAGATACTAATTATATAGCAAGAACTAAAACTGCCGGAAGAGGTGGTAATGGTGGTGTAACACCAACAGGAAATGTTAGAAATGGACATGTTGGAATGGGAGGAGCCGTATTTGTATACGAGAATTTAGGACAATAATATGGCAAAATTTATTTTTACTTCACATGTTGAAAAAGCTAATCTGTCAAGAGCTGGATTAGATGCAGATATTAATCTTACAGTTCCTGATTTAAGTCTATATGTTGTAAAAGATGTAGCAGATGAAGATTATGAATCTGTTTTATCTGGTACAAAAGTATTTAATATTTCTGGTGAAGAAATTACATTTACTAATCAAGTAACAAATTTAGCTGGTGAAACAGTTTTACCCATTAATGATTCAAGTGCATTAGTTGAAAAAGAAGATTTTAAAGGAAAAGTAGAATTTTGGATAACTAATCTACAAAATAAAATAGATTATTTACCTGCTGGTCATTCTAAATTAAATAGAGCAAATGAAACAATTGATTTTTTAAAAGCAATTGATTTTGATAGTCTTTCTTACCCTGTCGCAGACGTAGATAAATATTTAAACGATAATAATAAGTATATAAACTACGCAGTTCTTTAATTGACTTTTTTATAATTTTTATATATAAACATTTTTATAAAGGTATAAAATGTTTAGTAGTAAAATCATAGAGTTTCAACACTCAAAAAATGCATCAAAAATTTTAAATGATGTTCTTCCAGAACCTGCATCTAAATTAGTTCCTGATTGGTATAAGAAACTTAAACATTCTATAAAATTAAAAACTGTAAAAGGATGTATTCCTTTTTTAGATACTTTAACATCAGGTTATATTTTAAAAATGCCTCAAGATTTTTTAGTAAACCATAATTTTTATGACGAAAGAATTAAAGACTTTGATTCTTATTTTAAATTTTCTTATGGAGCTGTTGCTGATTATGTTGTGCAAAAAGATTTAAATTTAAACACTAATAATAAAGAAATTCATCCTACTGAGCAATTAGGAAATGAATGTCCTTTTCATAAAAAAAATAAAAATCTACCTTATTATAAAATTTTAAATCCTTTTATTATAAAAACTCCTCCGGGGTACTCTTGTTTATTTGTACCGCCCTTAAATAATACCGACGATAGATTTAGTATTATTCCAGGAATTGTAGACACAGATTCTTTTCTTAAAGAAGTTAATTTTCCAATAATTATTAATGGAGATAAATATCCAAATTTATCAACAACAATAGAAAGAGGAACACCTTATGTTCAAGTAATACCTTTTAAAAGAGATAATTGGAAAATGAAAATTACATCTTATAAAGATCCTAAAATAGAAGAATCTTTTTTAGTAAATAAATCATTAATAAATAATTATAGAAAATATTTTTGGAAGAGAAAAAAATGGATATAAAAAAATACATAAAAGTATTTGATAATTGTTGTAAATTAGAACAAGTAGGTAATTTTTTAAAATTTATAAACAATAAAGTATCTTTTGACGATGCAACAATTATTGGTAATGGAAATAAACCTGTTCTTAATAAAAGTGTTAGAAATACAAATATTTGGACTCCATCAGATAAAAATTTAAGTGATATTCATTGGTTAAATTTTTATACAGCTTTGTTTAAAAGTCATTGGCAAAGATATGAGCAAGAGTTAAATATAAATACTTGTTCATCAGGAATGAACAGACTCTCAGTTCTTAGATATCAAGAAGGAGGTTTTTATAATACTCATACAGATTATCATCTTAAAGAACCTAGAAATTTAAGTATAATATTTTTTTTAAATGACGATTATCAAGGAGGCAGTCTTTCTTTTAAAGATCCTGGTAATTACAAAAAAACTATTTTAGAAATAAAACCTAAATCAGCTAGAATGGTTATGTGGCCATCAAACTTTTTGTACCCACATCAAGTAACAAAGATATTAAAAGGAGTGAGATATACAATTGTAGCATGGATACGTTAAAAAACTTTACTTACAAAACAATACCAAATTTTTTAAATAAATCAGAAATTAAATTGGTTAAAGATTATTGTATTCTTGGACATAAAAATAATAAACATAGTTTTGATACTGTACAAAATGATAACGGAGATACTTACTTTTATAAAGATCCTTTAATAGAGTGTTTATTAATTAATAAAAAACATTTATTAGAAAAAACAGTTGGAATTGATTTAAATGAAACTTATTCTTTTTGGAGATGTTATACATGGGGGGCAAAATTAAAAGAGCATACAGATAGACCATCTTGCGAAATTAGCGCAACCGTTTTTATAGATTCTGATGGAACTGATTGGCCAATATATATGGGAGATAAAGCAATTAGTTTAAACGTTGGAGATGCCATAGTTTATAAAGGTTGTGATTTAAAACACAGTAGAGATGAATTTAAAGGAGATTATCATATTCAAGCTTTTTTACATTATGTAGATAAAAATGGTAAATACGCAGAACATAAAGGAGATCAATTACATGAAAATAATGCAGGATGATAAAGGAAATGGATACTTAGTTTTTAATAAAACAGAAATAAAACTTCTTAATAAAAAACCCTATTTAACATTAAATGCTGAATTTTTAAGAAGGTTTGCAAATAATTTAATGCATATAACGATGAACATTGCAAAAAAACAACCAAAAAAATTAAATAAAATTTTTAAAAAAATTAAATCTAGATCTAATGAGGAAATTAAAACAAAGTAAAATCTACAAAATCATACCTTAATAAAAGACTTTCCTCACATAAAAATCTATAATATAGTGTAAATATGCTACAAAAAATAGGATTTCAGCCAGGTATAAACAAACAAATTTCAGAGACTACAGCAGAAGGTCAATGGATAGATTGTGATAATGTTAGATTTAGATATGGTACACCTGAAAAAATAGGTGGTTGGAAACAGCTAGGAACCGATGATTTAACAGGAGTTGCTAGAGGGTTACATCATTTTGTAAATAGTTTAGGCAGAAAATATGCTATTATTGGTACAAACAGAATTTTATATGCTTATTCAGGTGGTGTGTTTTATGACATACATCCTATTAAAACTACAACAACTCTTACAAATGCATTTAGTACAACTAATGGATCAGCAGTTGTAACATTAACTTTTTCTACTGCACACAATATTGCTGCGGGTGAAATACTATTATTAGATAACTTTACTACAATTACAGGATCTGATTTTAGTGCATCTGATTTTGATGATAAAAAATTTATGGTAACATCGGTGCCATCAACTACAACACTTACAATTACAATGCCATCAAATGAAACAGGGTCTGGTGCAACAACATCAGGTGGTATTAGAATGAAACATTATTATCCAGTAGGACCGGCTGTACAAGCAAAAGGTTTTGGTTGGGGTTTAGGATCTTGGGGTGGAGAAGAAGCAGGAGCTGTAACAACAACTTTAAATGGTGCAATCAATGACTCAACAACTACAATAGTATTAACAGATGCATCACAGTTTCCTGACTCTGGAACAAACTTTATTTTAATTGGCACAGAAGAAATATCTTATACAGGTATCTCATCAAACACTTTAACAGGTGTTACAAGAGGTGTGAGAAATACAACAGCAGCCTCTCATAGTGATGGAGCTACAGTTACTAATACTTCAGATTATGTTGCATGGGGTGAAGCAGCATCAGGAGACTTAGTCATTGAACCTGGTATGTGGTCACTAGATAATTTTGGTGATAAAGCAATTTGTTTAATTGCTAACAATGCTTGTTTTGAATGGGATTCATCTTTATCAAATGCAACAACGACAAGAGCTACAATTATATCAGGTGCACCAACAGCATCACGTCACATGGTTGTATCAACACCGGATCGTCACTTAGTATTTTTTGGAACAGAAACAACAATTGGTGATAACACAACACAAGATGAAATGTTTATAAGATTCTCAGACCAAGAAGATATAAATACATATGTGCCGACAGCAACTAATACAGCTGGTACACAAAGACTG